ATGACCGAATTGCGTGACTACCACGCCAGCCACGTCACGTGGTGCACCAACTACGATTCCGAATTCACCAGCCACACCGAGGCCGAGCCGTACTGCTCGCACCTGATTGGCAGCGCACGGCTGATCCCAGAAGGGAATGCTGGTAAGGCACAGATGTGGGTGATGCCGACCAAGGCGTACACCACCGGCACGTACACGCCGGCCGAATACGCCGCCCGCGAAGCCACATTCGACGGCATAGAACTCTGTGTCGAGGTCTGGCGGCCAGGCGGGGAAGGCTCGGAACAGAAGATCCGCCTCAACGCATCCGAGGCTCGCACCTTAGCCGCGCTACTGGTCCGGGCCGCTGACATCGAACAGGGCCTGACACGGTGAGCTCCACGTAAACAGAGGAGTACGGACTAGCTCGTACCCTCTCACAAGCGAAGACCCCCGGTTCCTGGCCGGGGGTCTTCTATGTGGCGGTGGGTGCAGGTGGACGCTCCGGGAGTAACGGCCCATCGTGGCGAACCCTTGCCCCAACGAAAGGAACAAGCTAGGGGTTTGACACCCCACCCGCCAAGCTTCTAGCCGCCGACGACAGCCTTGGTGATCAGCTCGTAGTGGCGCAGTCGGCCCCGCACGTAGTGACGTTCCACGGTGCCGTCAACGAACATGCCGCTGTACGGTCCCCAATCGAGCCGTAACCCGTCACCGATGTTGGCGGGTATGTCGATGACGGGTTGCAACACCATCCGATACCGGGAAACCACCTTCTCGGTGTTCATGTTGATCACGGCGTCGGTGCCGAGCGGGAACACCTCGGCCGGCACGTCTTGGTCGACCAGGTCATAGATTTCGTTGCCGTAGTCGTTGTACTGCGGAGGATCGAACGGCACCTCCATCGTGACGTGCACCTTGTCGTGGTAGATCACGATGACCTCTTGCGGAACCGGTTGAGCACGAACAGCTCTGCCAACGTCCAGCCGGTGAATCCGCCCCGAATCGACACCGAACCAACGTCGGTGGGGATCTGCTCGGGATTGGCGACCAGGCGGGCGGTTGCGGTGGTGATCACCGCGGCGATCTGATCGTTGGGTTCGGTGCCGGTGAATCCCCGATCACGGGTGTAGGCCTGCGCCATCGCGGTGACGATGAGCACGGCTTGCTCGGCCAGGGCAACCAACGTGGTGTCGGTGCCCTGGCCGAGGAAGTCGGCCACGTCTTGGCCGGTGACTGCCATCGGCTACGGGGTAGCGGTCAGGACGGCGACAGCCTCGGGCTGCAACAGACCGAGGTCGTAGCGGGTGGTCACACGCAAGCCGAGCTGGTCGTACTCGGCGTACCGCTCAGACAGGACCGTGATCGAGGGGGCGGTGTCGCGCACCACGGCCACGGTCGACATGTCAGCGATGATCGCCTTGCCGGCGGCCAGCTTGTTGGTGACCGTGATCGGCACGTTGAACAACATCTGTCCGGCTTCCCGCGACGGGTCAGGCTGCAACAGGTAGCGCTTGCTGCCGGTGGTCTCCTTGATCTTGCGCAGCGCCGAGAAGTCGGCACCGGAGACGAAGATCCGGTTGGGGGTCACCTCGTTGGCGTTCAGGGTGGCAATGCCGTCGAGGATGGTGTCGGGGTCGGCCGCGTCGAAGTCACCGGTTTCCACACCCGTTTGGTTGATAATGCCCTTGATGGAGTTGCTGGTACCTGCACCCTTCAGTAGGGCGTCGTCCAGGGCGTCACCGACGACCTTGACCAGGCGGGCCTTAAGTACGGCGTCCAGGCCGATCACCGACTGACGCACCGACTCCCGCGAGAATCGTTCGATGACCTTGAGCGAGGTCCGCTCGGTCGGCATCAACACGACTTCATCGAAGGTGGTGGCGTGGGTGTCGGGGATCGCGGCGTTCTCAGCGACGAACCCGATCGCGCTGGATCCGGTCAGCTTCGGGATGCGCAGCACGCCGGCGGAGTCGAAGATCCGTACGCCGCTGGACAGGACGACGGATTGCGCTTCGAGGGGCTGCACTAAAAGGGATGCAACCTGGTCATTCAACAGTTCGGCGATGTCGCCGGTACCAATAGCCATTGGGATGTCCTTATGACAGAGGGATTCGGGGAACCCTTGCCACCAGGACAACGATGGGGCCGGCCACCAGGACCGACCCCATCAGCATACCCCCTGGGGGTGTTAGCTCGGACGAGATACAAACTCTGGATTAATCCCGTAGTGCCGGATCCGAGACAGTTCCTCGGCGATCGCAAGCAATGCCGAGATCTCCGCAGCCTTCAGACGTTGATCGACTGTCAGATGATCAACCTCGGCGATCGAACCTGAACTGGATCCCTCCGCTGCGCCGATAGCACCCGCCATCGTGTCCCATGCGGTTGAGTATGCAGACATCTAGCCATCCCTTCTATCCGGCTTTGCCGCGCAGGATCGCGGCGAGGTCGACGGTACCGCCGGATGGTGTTGCGCCCTGGCCGATCTCACCTACCGGCCGTCGTGTCGCCAGGTGCGGCTTGCGAGTGAGCAGATCCTCGATAGCAGCGGCCATCTTGTCGTCGTCAGCAAGATGGTCGGCGTCGAACGGCAGGTCAGTCGGGTCGGCCAGTCGGCCGGTAGCCCGCACGAGCTCGGTGTGTAACCGTTGCGCGAGGGAGTCCGCCTCCCCCGCACGCTGCCGGTACTTGCCGTTCTCCTGGCGCAGCTTCTCGACATACTCACGGGAGAACGACTCGGGTTCATCGGGAACCCTGGTATCCGCTTGGTGGACATCAGGGGTGTCGGTTGGTTCGACATCCCCGGGTGCCATGTCCACGTCGGACGTGACTTCTGTTGGTTCGGTGGCGCTCTCGGTCATGCTCGTTCCTTTCTGATAGCGGGTACCGGTGCGCATTTGCAGCCGGTGTGACGGTGAAACGGCTTGTTCGCCGGGTAGATGTAGCCGATGCCTTCGGGGTCCAGGTGAGCCTTGACCAACCACGTGCACAGCTCGCACGGATCGGCGTCGGTGTGGCGGCGATACCCCTTGATGCCGTGCCCTCGGTAGGTGTGCAGCATCTGCCGCTGGGCGGCCTCGGCGGGCTCGTTCCTTGCCATCCGGTCAAGCTGCATTGCCACATCAGCATCCGTGTCGACCGCGGCCACCAGCGTCTTGGCAGCCTTGCCGAGCCGATCAAATTCGGTGTCCACGTTGACCGCTGCCACCCCGGCCGGAACCAACTGCCGGCCGGTGAGGTCACCGACGTAGGTCGTGCCGATGATGTCGGCACCGGCCCGGGCGTAGCCGTTGATCGTGGCAAGTAGCCGCACAATCAGATCCTCGAACTGTGCGGTGTCCATGCGCCCGGACTGCCATGCGCTGTAGGCCTGCGCGAGACCATCGGCGGCGGTCTGCCCTTGGCTGGTCACCAACTCCTCGAAGATCGCGGCGAACTCGGCGGCGGTGATGATCCGCGCGGGGGCTGTCATTTCACCAGCCCCGACAGATCGAGATTCGCTACCGAGTCCTTGGTGCGTGCCGTGTGAATCTCGGCGATCTCGGCGTCGGTGTAGCCCAACCGTTTCAGCGCGTAGCTGGCGGGCAGAAGACCAGCACTGTAGAGCTTGGTGATCGCGTCGGCCTCCTGGGCGACCGAGCGCGTAGCCGCGTCAGCCCATTCGACCCGCACGTCCACCGTGGTCGGGTCGGCCCCGTCGCGCACCCCGACAATGAGGCGGGCCAGGTCCTCCCAGCTTCTCCCGAACTGCGCTTGTCGGGCCTCAGCACGCGCGGTCAGGCTGGCCTCCGATGCCCGCAGCGCATCCGCTGATGCCGGATTGTCGGTGCTGACACCCAAGTAGTGCGGCGGCAACCCGCTTACTGCGGACGCTTGAGTAAGCAGGATGTCCATTGCGTTGCTGTAACCACTCATGTCCGCGGCGTCCAGCTGACCGAACTTCGCCGCGTCATTTTCAGAAAGCATCATGCGCGTGCCCTCGGGATACGGGTTGACCTCTTCGGTTTCCCCCGTGTCGTTGCCGTTCTCGTCCAAGACCGGGACCTCTTCGAGAGCAACGCCGCTGGCATATCTACGTGGCCGGCCGGTGTACTCGCTGGCGACCAGCAGATCGGTCAAGATCTTGTTGATCGCGTCGTTGATGGGCATTAGGTCCAGAATCTCCGAGGTACCCTCATCGAGGATCCGGTCAGAGTTCAGCAGCCGCACCACCGGAACCACCCCCAACGGGTTGGCGATCTCATCAACCACTACGAATCCTGCTGTGGTGGCACCCGTCTGATTGGCCCGATACCGCGTGATCACATCCGGCCCGTACACGATGGCCTCGGTCGTCGTGGTGGTCTCCCACCGTTTGATCGCAGCAGTCAAGGTGCGGGTACCAGGATCGCGCAGGCAAGCCATCTGCTTGGCCGTCTCCACCGTGACCTTGGGCCGGCCGAACCGGTCCGCCCACCCGATCACATACGAGGAGCCGAGCAGCAGCGCTTCCCGGTGCGCCACCACAGACTGTTCGTTGAGGTCGTTGCGCAGCCAGTCCGCCCACACGTCAGCACCAGTGAATCCGGTGACCCGCAGCCGCTCCGTCAGCGACGTGACCGCCACCCGGCACAGGTTCGTTGCCATCCGACCGAACCGGGTACCCAACGCGGCCTTAGCCTCCGGGGACAAGAACGCCAGCGGTTGACGGCCGGCGTAGTACTGTTCGAGCTGCCCATAGTTCGCCACCGGCTCATCGAGCTTCTGAAGCAGCGTGTGCAGTAGATCGTTTGTCATTGGAAACCCCTTGCTCTCTTGGTTTTACGGTGAGTTGCACGCCAGGTGGCGCGACTGTGAGCCATGACCAGACAAGCGGCCAGGTCGATCTTGCGGGCAGCCCGTGACCGGGACGCCTTGTCCAGGCGGATACCTCGGGCGTCCTCCCGGATCACCGCGGCTGCCACGTGTTCGGCCAGTTGCAGATCGCCGCTGTGGCTCATCCGGCCGTTGACAGCAGCCGAGTACAAGTCGGTGGTCGCAGCGGTCAACCGGCTTGGGCTGTGCGGGAACTCCACCACCGGCAGCTTCTCTGCTTCGAGAGCCTGCATGGTGCGCGTCCACCGGAACGGGTCAGCGATGATCTCGACCACCCGCCACCGCTTGCAGGACTCCCGGATGACCTGCTCCACCTCGGCTATCGGCACCCGATAGTCCTCATCCCCCGGTGGCCGCTGCCACACCTGGATCTTGTCGAAGTGTGGTTCGGCCGAGACGGTGGCGACCAGCAATGCCGTGGTGTCATCGGAGAACGAGCCATCGAGGGCAACCACGACCTCGGCGCCGTCCGGTACCGGTGAAGTCGTGGACAAACCGTCCCAGACCCCCGGCGGCAGGAACGCCCCCTCGTCGTCCACCGGCAGCTGACACAACCGGGCACGCCGGAACGTCGACTCCCGAGTCTTCGGCGGCAACAGAGCAGCCAGAGCGTCACGGTGCAGGTAGTCGTCCAACGCCGGATTCGCCAGCTCCCAGCAGTGCACGCAATCAACCGGGTGATCCTCGAAACCCGCTGCGCTGTACTCCCGAAACCGCAACGACATGTCCTCGGGATGATCGCGGTGATACTCCCGCAGCGACAGCAGCACTTGATCGTCCAGCTTCGGGCCGGGTGTGCCGATAGCGACCAGCACCGAGCGTTCGCGCTTGCCCTGGGCCAGCTGGACAACCTCGAACACGTCCCGGTTGACCACCCCGGCCTCGTCCACGATGGCCATCACATAGTCGAGGCCTTCCAGCGCGGCCGGTGATGCCGGCAGGCACGCGAACGTCGAATCGGTGCGCGGCAACACCAGCTTGTCGGCGTACACGTAGCAGCGGGACGACAGATCCTCGGACAGCTCCACCATGCGCCGCGCCGCAGAGAACGCCAGGCCCGCTTGTCGTTCGTCCACCGCGACCACCACGACGTTGGCACCCTCACCCCAGCAGAAGAACGCATAGAGGCCAATGGCGGCGTTCAACGTCGTCTTGCCCGACCCTCGCGGCAGCATCAAACCCGCTGTGCGAGCACCCGAATCGAGCACATCCCGAACGATGTCCATCTGCCACTCACGAGGCCGGAACACACCCCGCGCACCCGTACCCTTCGGCACCCGGATGAACTTCTCGCAGAACTTCACGAACCGCTCCGACTCCAGCTCGCACTGCGGCCGAAACGGCAACGGGCGGTCGGCGTTTTCGAGCTTGCCCTTGTTACCCGACCTCAACCGACACCCCCTTATTGAAAATCATTCCCATCTTCATTGCCCTCTGCGCCTTGCCCCGGGGGTGCCAGACGGACCGTTGGGGGTATCCCCCCTGGTCAGGGCTGCACGCTGGGCGACGTTGAGGCGGTCGCGGCCCGATTTGGTGGGTCGGCGACGGTAGTCGTCCTCCAAGCGTTCTAGGACCGCTTGCGCGTCAGCTTGAGTGAATGTTGTTGCGCCTCTGCGGGAGTTGCAGGGGCGGCAGCGTACGGCGACGTTGGCGGCTACGTGGACCAGCTCGGGTGCAACGGACTTGGGGATGATGTGGTCGGCGGTGAGGTCGTCGACGGCACCGCAGTCGAGGCACCAGGGCTGCAGCTTGCGGGCCCGCTGGGACAGCTTGCGCCAGTGGGGGTCGTAGGCGGCTTGGCCTCGGCGGTTGCGGATGCGGGTGTCGGCGGGCCGGCAGCCCGGGCAGTAGGTGCCCGGGGCCGGTGTGCCGCACGTGATGCACGGCTTGTTCACCACACGTCGTCCTCGATGTCGACGCGACGGTAGGCGGACCACTCACCTGCGTTCGGGTCGTATCGGTACTCGACTCTGTCGTAGATGAAGTTGTCGCGGTTGTTGGCGGCGTTGATGATCTGCAGCACGGCACCGGGGTCGGGCTCGGGCTGTGCTTTGAGGCGGGCGACGCCTTGTCGTAGTTCCTTGCGCACCTGCTTGAGCCGATCGAGGTCTGCGAGGTCGAACCCGATGATCATGGGTCGGTCCTCGTCGGGGCCGGCCACGGTGACGTACGCCAGGCCCTCGTGTGGGCTGGTCTGCCAGGCGTAGACCGAACCGTCGACAGGCTCGAGAATGTTGTTGGTCATGGTGCGTTTCCTTTCATTGGTGGTGTTGCTCGTAGGCCGATAGCCACGGGCATGTGTCGTCGTGCCGAATTTCTAAGTGCCACATGCCAAGTGAGTCCTGGGTTAGTGCGGCGTCGTTGTTGCAGTCGGGGCAGTGGAGGTTGTGCAGGTTGTCGGCGATGGACTGGATAGCCTTGGGCAGCTTGCGGCGTTTTGAGCGGTTCACTGTTGCGATCCCTTCCATGCCTTGAATGCCTTGCTGGCCCGGTCGGTGCGCCAGCCGAGGCGTTCGCGGGCATCGCGGACAGACGCGGGTGGCGGCTCAAGTTCGGCGATAGCGGCCACGTCGTCCGGCTCGGCTGCCTCTTCGGGGTTGCGTTCGCCGCTCATCGGTGCCGTTATCCGGCACGTGCCACCGAGGATGACGAACTTGCCGCACAAGGGTTCTCGGTCGCCGACTGGCGAATGCCGGCGCAGTCCGCCGTGACGGTCCTTGTGGATAGACAGGAAGGCAGAGCCGCCCTTGTCTGGTGTGAACGCGCTGTCGACCTTGACTCGGATACTGGTGCCGCCGATAGCCCGCTTCTTAGCCAGCGTGCCGGTCGGGCCTTGCACCCGAGAGTCGGCCCCCTTGGCGAGGTGGTCGATCCCGACGACACACGCGCCGATTCGGGTGAGCGGCTTAATGACTCGGGTATGTACGTCGGTGAAGTCATCGGGCGAGTTGCTGCCCGCGCCGAACATCGGCAGCAGTTCACCGATGCTGTCGATGATCACCAGCGTCGGTTTCCAGTCCTCCATATCGGCGATGACGGCGATGGCCTGGGCGCGGTCAGCCGGTTCGACGTACAGGAACCGTCCGGGGTCGCGTAGTGCATCCTCGTTGGCACCGAAGTCGATGAGTCGACTGACGGTCGAGTCGGGACCGTTGTGGTCAAGGTCGAGCCGCAGGACACGACCACCAGCGTTCAGTACCTGTGCGGTGGCGTAGTCGCACAGCAGCGTCTTGCCCGACTCGGGGTCACCGAAGACGACGTTGAACTGTCCGACATAGAACAGGCCGACGTCGTCGGCACGGGTGCAGATACTCGGCGTCGGCGGGTCGGGGATACCGCCGTCGAGCAGTGCCGCGATGTCGACGTAGCCGCATTCGGGGTTCCTGATACCGGGTAACGCTTGGGAAACGCTGTCGCAAAACTGCTGGTCAGGCGTGTTACCCGTTTCCGTACCCATACCCGGGAAACGGGTAACACTCGGTTCCTCAGTGGGTGGCGGAACGTCGACGTAGGGGTCGACCGCGTACTTGCCGCTGTTGATCAGCTCCACCCCGCGGGCAATCAGGCTGTCGGTCATGGGACCACCGAGGTCGTCGTCAGCACCGCGAGGTCACGTCGGCCGGCCCGCCACAGCGCGCGGCCCTGGTCGATAGAGAAGATCGGCGGCAAGCCGTGACGGAGTAGGTACTCGGCGGCGTCGACAGCGGCATCGGTCATCCGCTCGGACGGCTGCGGATCGTGGCACGTGCATGTCCACGGATCGCGGCAGCCGCAGTCGAGAGGGACAGCGCGGTAGCTGGCAGCGCGCCGTCGTCGGCAGGCGGCGATATAGTGGTGAGCAGACCTTGGCTGGTTCGTAGGCGCCGCTCCCTTCGGGGGGCGGCGTTCTTCATTCTCGGGCAATGTCGGCCCTTCCTGTTGGAGGCATGAAAAAACCCGCCACGTGGGCGGGTTGGCGTCTGTTCTACGGGTTTGCGGCTAGGCGGCGTCTCCACCGACTTCGCCGAACAGTTGAGCTTCGACCTGTACGAGGTCGACTCGAATTAGCTTGGGGCCGACGCGATGTGCGGTGATTCGGCCCTCTGCGATGTAGCGGCGCAGGGAGGAGACGGACACTCCAACCGTCTCGGCGGCGACTTTCAGTGGAACGTATTTGGACATGTTGCGTACTGCATCCTCTCCGGTGGGGTCATCCTTGTAGGCGATGCGCCTGTAGGTCAGTTCGTTCAGTAGCGGGCGCTGATCCGCCTGGCGAAGGATTTCGTGTGCCAGGAACTCCTCCAGTGGGATCGTCGATTCCGACTGTTGGTAGCGCCTGGCAGCTTTGACTACCCGGGTGGCCGACCATTCGATTCCACGGCACGCGAGGATGCCGTGTAGCCGATTGATTAGGTCGGTCCGGGTCATTGAACTGCACCCGTTCGTGCTCACAGCTATCAGCGTAGGTGCAGATTCTTCATACGTGATCGTTGATCACACTGGTAGCGAGCCCATTTCGGAAGTTCCTGATAAAGGTAACGCGGACGCAGCAAACAGTAGATGCCGGGAAATGAAATTTCGTTTCATCCACTCCCGTTGACTTTCAATCGCGTTTCCGCAGGCCACGACCCATGACGGCCAAAAGCGCACCAAGGTCGACTGAGGCTGACTGACGCTCGCCGACGCTTGCCGACGCTTGCTCAGGTCTAGCCAGGTCTAGTCAGGTGCAGCGAAACGTTGTCACCCGCAGTCATACCCGCCAGCAAACCAACGGGTCCATACTCTGAGAGTTTCTTGAGAATCGTTGCGGGTCAGTCGGACTGCGTGTCGGTGAGCGCTTTCGCCATGAGTTCGGCGATACGGCGATCACGGCCCCGTGCTGCATGTTGGTAGCGCATCGCGGCTTGTGGGCTGGAATGCCCCAGTCGTTCCATCAATTCACTGAGTGTGGCGCCGGCCTGGGCGGCAAGCACGGCACCCGTGTGCCGCAAATCATGCCAACGTAGGTCGTCCCTACCGGCTGCCGTGCGCGCCTTGTAGAACCACCTGTACAACGTGGACGGCTGGAGGTGGCCGCCGTGATCGGCCGGGAATAGCAGCGCGTCTTGCCCCTTGTCCACGAACGTGTTCAGGTGGTGTTCCAGGGCCGGGATCATGTTGGGCGGCAGCACCACATCGCGCTTGCCGGCGTACGACTTGGGGTTACCTACGATCCAGGTGCCGCCGTCGCGTACGGCACCGCGGCGGATCTTCACCACGTCCCCCGCGATATCACCGCGGCGCAGTTCAACGAGTTCCCCGAAGCGCATGGCTCCCCATGCTGCGAGCAGTGTCATCGCGCGGAACCGTTCCGGCATGGAGGTCACGAGCGTGGATAGCTCGGTGTGGTCGAGAGGCTGCGGCTTGACCTTGCGGTCGGCCTGTCCAGCTCCCGCGATGACGCACGGGTTCGCGTCGAGCAGCTTGTCGACGGTGACGGCGGTCTCCAAGACCGCCTTCAAGAGGGAATAGCAGTGCGCTCGGGTGGTTGGCGTGCCGGCGTCGAGGCCTCGGTACCAGTTGTCTACGGCGTCGCGGGTGATGGTGGCGACAGGCTTGGTTCCGAACGTGGGGTTGATGTGCTGGGCCAGCAGCTTGCCGTAGTGACTCTTGGTGCGCGGCGCCAGGGGCTTGCCCTTCACCAGCCGGTTGTCCACCCACTGTTGTGCGTAGTCGGAGAATGTGACGGCGGTGCGCTTGCGGGTTTTCTTCTGCGCCGTGGTCGGTGGAGGTGACCACATGTCGCGGTCGAGCTCGCGGCGGCGGTCGGTCAGCCATGCTTCGGCGTCGATCTGCGCGGCGAATGTGTGCGGCGCTTCATGCAGCTTGCCGTCTGGCCCGGTGTAGCTGGCCTTCCATCGGCCGGATCGGAACTGTCGGAGTCGTCCGAAGCTGCGCCTGGTGGTGCGTGGGGCGGCCTTCTTCTTGGGTGGCAT